GCCTACCATCCTTAACCCTTTAGCCTTGAAACCACCCGGTAAATTGGCGAACTGTCCTGCATCTATGAGAGATCTCATGGCAGCAGTTGCACTCATGGTGAGGTTACCTAGGAAGTGAATCAAGCCTAATCCATAGAAACCAAACCCCGGCACGAAACGGTAGTGTACGAAGTGACTACGCTTTTCTTTATTCGGGTCTTCTTGTTCATAGTTTCTACGAATACTTAACACTTGCCTTGATTGTTCTATGACTGTAACAATATAGGGAAGTGATTCTCCTGTGTCTTCTATGTCTAGATAGCAATGCTGTTCTAGTAGAAGATACTGTGGGTCATTGTCAGAGGAAGGAGACATACCAATAATGGTATCCATCTTCTGAGTAAACCCTGTAACATTAATTTCATTTGGTTCTGGTAGTTCTACGTCATCGTAGACACCAGCCCTGATGTCTTTCTCCATGTCGATAGGACTACGATAGATTAGATGTGTGTACCTGTCAGCATTACGAAGATCAGTTGCATAGTAAGATACATAGAACTGATCAATAGGTATGAACTCTGAGACAGGTCGTCTTAGTGTAGCACTATAGTAAACCTTCTTGAATGCAGAACCTATCAAGGGGAGATGGAACAACATTCTTTCAAACTCATCAAAGTATTCTGGCATCTGCTCAGTTACCTGATAGTTCATAAAGTTCTGTACTCTGTTAGCCTGTGCTTCTTTCTCAGGGGTAGACTTACCCATGATGTTTGCTTTGACAGGACCACTGGCAGGAAAGAGTTCTGCCGAAGCTTTGGATTGAAACTTAACTGCTGACTCTATCAGGAGTGGATGTACGGCTGTACATGCACCATCAAAGGGATCACTTCCCGGCTGTAGCTTCAAACCTAGTAGATCAAAGCCACGTTCAAACATAGACTCCCATTCTGCTCTGGAATCTTTATCAGCTTGAAAGCTATCTATAACAGAATCAGCTATCTCATCTAGATATTCATCGTCTAAGGTATCTGTTAGATTATCATACCATTCTTCTATAGCTTCAGAGGGAGACATCTGTATGTTTTCTTCTCCAGATAAGTCTACGATTACTCCACCATCTGTAGGATCAACTTCAAAGGTAGCATTTATTTCTTCTTCTTCTGCTACCATAGGAACTACATTACCTAGTTCTTCTGGTATTTTATCATATGGGTTACGTTCAGTTGCCATTGTCTATCCTTTATATACCTTCAAACTCACCGACACCACCTGTGCCTACTCCTTCATTACCAAGAAACCTATTAGCTTCATCTTCAGTCATATTATAAATATCCATTATAATTTTTACATTAGGATCTACTCTACGTTTCTTTTTTAGTTCTCTATTCTTATCCATACTGCTTTCTTTTTTAACTTCTTCTGGAGTTTTTTCTGTAACTACTTCTTCCTCTGTAATTTTTGGATCATTACCATAATCTATGTCAGGCTCAGGCATGTTCAGAGTTAGTCCTCCTCTATCACCTACTTGATAACTAAGACCATCTCTAGTTGTAAGAGTTCCTACAGTTTTCTCACCACCAAACGCAGTTATAGCTGCTTTACCAAATAAAGGTGCAGCAGCACCTACTAAAAATGATGCAACTGGATTATTAGGAGTAAAAGTTCCACCTTTTCTTTCTGAAAGCATGTCATTTAAACGTGTTATATTTTCAGAAGTCATATTTCGTGTAACACTAGACATATCAGAGGCTCTATCAATAAGATTCTCTATACCTTCTTTTGCTTCTTTCTTTTCTCTATTTGCCATAAACGATTGTATATTACTTTGACGATTTGCTCCCTTTTCTAAAATATCTCGTATAGTTCCTGTTGGACCTCCAAATCTATAACCATCGTTAAAAGATGATTTCATATCTGCTGCACCTCCCGGAGTAGCCATAGCTGCTGCTACTATATTTTCGGCTGTTGGCATATTATAGTCAGTTAATAAACTATTTAAGTAAGCTGTTTGCCAAGGTTCATATCCTTCATTTCGTAATAAATTTCGATGATACTGTCTACTTCCTAATGAAGGAACATTTCTTAGATTAGTTAAATCTGCTTCTTTTGAAGCTGCTTGTGAAGCAGCAGCAGGTTGTGTTTTTGTAACATCTCCTATAGTTACATAACTCCCATCTCCATCTATTCCACCAGTGTAATTACCTGCTAAATCTAAACTAGCTGCACCAGCGTCTGCATCTTCCTGATCAAAATCATCAACATCATAGTAAGAAGGAATACCATCTACCTTACGACCACTACCACCTAGAGCTTGAAGTAGTCCAGCTTCTTGTGGATTAATATAGGATAGTTGGTGTGGTTGATTATTAATCATTCTTTCTTTTGGAACTGTAGTACCACCACCTTCTCTATAGATCGTAGGAAGACCACCCATACTCATAGGTGAAGCAAAAGCACTAGTAGCATCGGGAGCAGCAAAGGCACTGCTTCTACGTCTGTTCATATAGGCATCATCAAGACCACCACCATATTGACGTTCTTTAAATCCTAGCATATTATCTAGTTTATGTTTTGAATTTCTGTTATTCATATATAAATTATCAAGTCCGTCTGAGACTTGTCCCCCTATGTTCTTTTCTAGGATAGGTAGTAATGAACCACCTTCTTTATATTCACCTACTTTAAATTTTCTAACTGTTGGTTTTTTTGCTAGTACAAGAGGACCAATCTGAATAACTTCTTCTGCATCTTCTACTACAGATAATTTAGGAATACCTTCTTTAGCTTCTCTTGTATAAAAAACTCCATGTCTTCTAGGATCATAACCTACTTGTATCCAATTTGGATCATCTAATAATTTTGTAGCTTGCTTTTGTAATTCTTCAGGATTATGATTAAGCCATCCACCTCTTATTAATCCAAAAGGTTCTTTAGTTGATTTACCTGTACCTGTTTTAGTAGCTCTCTTTGTTGAAGGATTAAATTGAACTTTTCCTCCTTGTCCTCCTTTAAAATAACCTGTTTTTGCATAAACATTATTACTACCTTTTGGGCCTAATGTAACAATCCATTTATCAAATTGTTCATAAGAAGGAATATCTAATCTAGAAGTAGTTAATACTCCATCCTCAATATTTTTATTTTTATAGAGGATACTACCAGTATCAGTTTCTTTAAAAGTTTTATCTTTAAATAATTTACCCTTTTGAGGATTTAATGAAAAAGCTATCTCTTCAAAAGTAGGTGTTTCAGGAACTGTATCCCATCTTCTAATAGGTTTTAGTTTTTCTACATTAGAAATATGTTCTGCTATTCCTATTTTATTATCTACCTTATCTTGTACAGATTTTTGTAATTTATCTAACTTATCCTTACCTACTTCTTTATAACCTGTTCCTTTATTAATTTCTCTCCAGTTTAATATATCGTCTGTCTTGATACCTAAAACTTCTTTTATATTCTTACCTTCATCGGCTTTAGAAACTTTTGGAATATTTAAAAAAATAGAAGATAAACCTTCTCCTATCTCATCTATTTTAGTTGCAGCTTTAGCACCACCCTTTATTGCTCTAATACCTAAACCTAATCCGGGTATAGCACCTAGAGCAGATAATGTTGCTAAACCTCCTTTACCTATTGATTCTAAATATTCACCTTTATCAAAAGCTTCTTTAGCTTCTCCAGCAAACTTAGGAGTTTCATAAGCAGATATAACTTCACCTGTACCCGGAGCTACACCTAAAGCAATTTGTTGTGCCAGAGGTAAAGACTCATATCTCTTGTATAAAGATTCAGCAGTAGATTCAGCCATAGTTTCCCCGTTAATCATTTGCCATTATTATATCACAGTTTTTTTATATCGGCAAATTAAAACGTCCAGTAGGTTCTGCTAGGCTGTTTAGGTTCGTCTTCCCATTCAGGATCATCGGGGTGTTCTAAGTGCCATGACTCCTTCATGTAGTGTATAGCCATTGTCATGGCATCCACCTGATCATCATGAGCAGCGTTGGGGAACCGTATTAATTCCTCTATGAGGTCTTCTGACCACTTCTTGTTACTGGGTATCCACACTCGACCTGCTTCCATGATAGGTGAAGCTGCGTAAACTCTGGATACCTTATCTCTATCTGGGGTGTATTCCATAACAGGCAACCCTGCTCTTCGCATATCCTGTATGAGTGACTGACCACTTGCCTTCTTCTCTATCATACAGACATCTGGCTTGTTATCAGCGTACAATCTCTGTGCAAGTCTGCGTAGTTCTGGGTACTCATACCTACCTTTGACGTTACCTAGCAGGATTAGGTTGGCAACATAGTTCTCATACCCACTATCATCTTGATCATACAGGTAGAATATGCCCCATGTCTGAATGACACTGTAATCAGCCGTAGTTCTGGTGGAAAATGCAGTATCATAGGTCTGTATTACAAATTCACAGCTAGGTGGGTCATCTTCATCCCACTCTTGTATCCATTTCTTCTTGATTAACCCACCTTCTTCTGGAGTAGGGTCTTGCATGTACAGTGAGTTCCAATATCTGCTACCATTACTAGCTTTTATCTCATGTTCGTCTACCCTGAGTACGTCATCTGGCTTCCATTCAGGGAAATAACTGCCACCTACAGGTAATTCTAGTAGTTCTGCTGCATCTTCGTCTAGCCATGCAGGTATTTTCACTACATCCCAAGGGATAATGTCGTAATCACCAGCGTTTTCCTCTTGTTTTAGTAGCCAACCGCATAGATCATCGTAGTGATACCTAGTGTTAATGATTAATATGGAGCCATTAGGCATGATCCGTGTACGTAGACCAGCAGGATACCATTCTTTTACATATCGTCTACCTGCTTCTGAGTAGGAATCCTCTTCAGACATCACATCATCAAGGATTGCTATGTGCGCTCCACGGCCCGCAATTTGAGATCTCACTCCAGCAGCGTAATACATACCACCTTGGTTGGTTTTCCACTTACCTGCTGCTCTGACATCGCTTCTTAGCTGTACACCTCTGAAGATCTTCTGAAATTCTTCTGTGCTAACTACGTCCCTGACTGATCTGCCGAAGTCTGAAGACAACTGATCACTGTGAGACACTGTAAGTATCTCATGTTCTGGATGTCTACCTATATACCATGCAGGAAATAGCTTAGAACACAATACTGATTTGGAGGAACGAGGTGGTAGGAAGACCATCAGTCTCTTGATCTTACCTTTTTCTAGTTCTTTTAGCTTATTGGAGATGACTTTGATATGATTACCCATCTTAAAGTCAGACACAATAGAAGGAGCCATGAGTTTAACGAAGGTGAGGAAGTCGTCTTTGGATTGTTCTTCTACTTTTTGTGCTAGAAACCCTTTAAGACTGATAAAAGAGTCAAGAGCAGTTTCATTTATTTTTTCCATACTGTATAGTATACACTATAATATATAATATCACAAGTACTAATTAGTATTTATTTAATTATAATAGAGATAATAAGAAGATATATCATAGTACCTCTTAATACCTCTTAATACTTCTTAGTACCTCTTAACTACTATGTAGTAACTAAGTGGTCCGCAGATTGAACTATGATACTG